CGCTGAAGCATCCACATCACACCGTTTTTGGTTTCGAGCGCGACTACGTTTCCGTGAGCCGGACGAACCAAAAGCATCGGATGGGAAATTTCCCTAGTGCTTCCCATAAACTTTACGAACTGCACTTTACGTTGGTAAGTGCTGTCCTCTGTCCTAGGCAAGCCACCTTCATTGATGAAAAATCCACCACGGCCACCATACTTCGAGAGCATGTTGTACTCTTCAACGGTGTTGTAGGCTTTGGATTTCGGAACATCATTGTAGAAAATGATGTTCTTCATCATGAACGATACAATTTTTAAAGAAGCATCAAGAGATTCCACTCTCAATGCACCCCCACCAGACTGACTGGCAGGATCAGACGCGAACCCAGCGGTTAAGGCCTTGTTAAGATCCGCGACATCTTGTTGAGAAGACACGCCGGGACCATCACCATGACCTTCAAACTGCGTGGGATTAATCATAGGAAAGTTATACATGATTCCCCCTTATTAGTTTAAAATGGTTTGAAGTTTTGTATACACTTCTGGCCGAATGTGTCCATTCGATTCAAAAGTAATTACGTCCATATCAATCGCATCGCCCTTTTTTACAAGATCACAGATGGCGGTTGCCATTTGTGCTTTTGCAATTTGAGGGTTTTGAGACAACGATTTGAAAACAGACTTTGAGTTGTCTGTATCTCCTAACGCTGATTCAAATTTCCTTTCGACAGGCTCCTCAGACTTTACGATATCAGTTTCGGCCTTCGGCTCGCGTGCAGGCGACTTCTCAATAATACCGATCCGCTCGCATACAGCTTTCAGGACTACACCAATTTTCGCCTGAGATTGCTGAATCTCTCCAACAGCCTCAGTCAAATTTTCAAATTGTTCGTTGTGGAGATCTTCACTCTTACAAAGTGAATCTCTTAACCCATCAATTGCATCACCTGTATGATCTACAAGCGAACGCAAAAAATCGCTCACATCGATTTTTGTTTGAATCTCTTCGGGCAAACCCTCTGAGAATTCTGATTTTTTTACTTTCACTTCTTCATCCTCCAAATCCTCGGTTAAGCTTTTCTTGGCCTTTTTGCTCTTCTCCGCAGCAGGGGCTTCATCGCTCATTTTATTATCAGCGTGCCCACCACCTAGGTCAGAACCTTCCGGTTGATCGAGATCGTTCTCAGAAGCCTTTTCAACATCTGAATCGTCTAATCGATCTTCTAACTCACCAAGGGCTTTCATGACGTCTTGTTTTTTAATCATGTCTTAGCTCCTTTTTCACAGAATCAAATCTAGTTTTTTCAAACTATCAGTCAAAGTCGCAGCATAATCAGTGTCAGTAACACCTGGATCTGCATCCAACTTTGCAGCAAGACCCGCTTGAATGTCGATTAATGCATCAAGCTTTGTAAGCATCGCTTCGACAGTTCGATTTGGAGCATCATGCACATGTGGCTGATCTACCAAGTCGAGTGGTAAGCGTCCGATTGTTTCGCTCATAACCTTCCCCCTTTGTATAAATGAGTTACAAAATATGCAGCCGCTTCTTCGTCAAAGTCGGGCCGCTTAGCCAAAACCATATCCATCGCCTTTAAAAGGTCATCAAATTCTAAGACACTCTTAAGGGCGTTCTTCTTTTTCTTTTTACGTTGCATATCCTTCTCATCTGAATCGAGTGATTCTGCCCTTAAAGCAGAGCCGTTAGATTGAGCACCGGGACTAGTAGCAAATCCAGCCGTTAAAGCCTTGTTCGCTGTATCTACATCGTAAAAAGATTTTTCTAAAACATGCCATTGAGCATCTGAATTAACTGGTGCGTTAGTTATAGCTAGGTTTCTGATTCGTGCGCTTTTAATCGTCTTATCGATTCTGCGTTCGACTTTACCTTCAATAGAAAATCCAAGTCTTTTATCCGGTGTCTGGCTGAGCGCTTTCGCCAACTCCCAAACTCCATCTGCGCGTTTCGTGCCCTTTAAAATATATCCCTTGCAAGTCCAACCTTCGACACCATTTAAATTACTGCCAAAATTTGAAAGGTCTGCATGGTAGTCAATTTTCTCTGGATAACCGATTACAGCTGAGGTTTCTTGGGAATGATTGTCGTTGAAATGACCGTGCTTCATGAATTCGCTGAAGTCTAAACCCTTAGCAATGACGCTTTCGCCCTGGCGATCTATCCTTTGGCTGGACATTACCCCAAATATTTGACGCGAATTATAATCATCATCTGATTTTTCGATGAATTGGACATCCGGTAGGAAAACTCGGAAATTGTCTTCGCCAATAAAATACTTCATTACCTAACAGCTCCCAAAACCGCCAACACTCTATCAATCAGAGAGCCACTTGTTAGGCGAAATCAAATTAAAGTATTACACACACTATATATCGGTACAAGCCTGTTTTTCGATAACATATTGAAATGTGGTTTGAATTGATTTCAACACGTCGGGCATAACCGCAACTTCGTGCCCACAACTCTTGCAAACTGCAAACATCCCGTCCCTGTTCCATTTGAGTATTTTGGCACGCAGCTTCACTTCTGAATTATGCGATTTTATTATATTATCCTTACACTCTGGACATGTAAGAATGTTTTTGTGGGCCATTTTTCAACCTTTGAATTTTCCGAATCAATGACTTTCTTAAGTTCTCTTCGGATAAAGTTTTCTTAAACGGCAATTCGTGAAAATCAACTACCAGACTGAATGACTTTCTTGTCTGCTTCTTTAGCTCTTCATCAATCAATGGAAGCAGTGCGACAATATCAATTACCTTATTTTTAATTAACTCTTTAATTTGAGCATCACCAAGACTATCGGCTTTAAAAATATCCTTATGAGTTAAACCTGCCTCTGCAAGCTTACTTTTTGGAATATCCACAAGCTGATTCGGCCCACCCCTCATTTGGACATACTTTCTTAGGGCCGCAATGATCATGCCTTCCTTGTATTCGGCCCTTACGCCAAGAGTGACCCGGCCGTCCTGGCCAATTGCTTGTTGAGTTTTTTCTTCTGAAACCGCGTAAGCAGAAGGCCCGGCCTTTTTGACCACATAATTCCAAACTGGCATGAGATTAATCGGCATCCAAGCGGGCGGATATTGAGGCTTACCATCTATTTTCACAGAGGCATCGTAAACGGCCTTTGGCACCGCAATTCGGCCTCTACCAGCCCATTCTGGTTTCTCACCGTGTTCACCCCACGATTTTAAATCTCCAAACGTGGGCATTGGGGGAGGAGCACCTTTATTATTTGAATGCCAAGAATCCTTTAGAAACGGTTTCATCCTGGCAAATTGCAGCGCGGGATACCCACGCTTCATTCTTTCAACTTCGATATCAACGGGCTCGTTTTTAACAATCTCATCTATTGTCGTAAACGTAGCCTTTTCAAAATCTGCTACCGCGCCTTTGAAATTTCTTTTTCCACTGATTTCTTGATAGGCGGATGAAATGGCTGCGAGATCTCCAAAACCGGCCTTATCAATCGCTTGCAGCATGTACTTGGCGTGTGTTTTTCTATCTTCTTCTAGAGCCTCACTTACCCTGTCAAATACTTCCTTAGCCCTATTGAGATAAGGGTTCTCACCCTTAGCCTCATCCTCAACCATTCTTTGAACGGGTTCTTCTGTCGCTTCAAATTCTGGTTCTGCTTCCTCTAAAGCAGCCGCTGTCTCTTTCGACTTTTTCCTTAATTCTTTAACTCGCTTTTTTACTTCTACGGGTGAAAGGGTTTCTTTTTTAGGTTTTATTCTGAAATTTATTGAGAAATGGCCCTTTTCACCCAATTCAAATTCTGCATTCGGTTCGTATCCGGCATCTTTTAGAGCCGCATTGAATCTTTCTAATTTCGAACCGTGCTTCTTTACGCCTTCTTGGAAATCTATTCCAATTTCATGATCGTCCAACCAATCATCACCATCCTCGCCACCGCCATGATCATGTCTCCTGAACCTGTCCAGCTCTACCATCCCAAAAAGAGAAGTCTTACCCTCTGGTTCCCACGTCCAATCAAGTTTGTTCGATAACGGATTCTTGAATTTCTTATCAAATTCGGCCCTGACATCGGCATCTTTTAATTCTGGCTTTTTTGGTTTGGGCACATCAACAACAGGTGTGGGAACTTTTGGCTTTTCCTCTTCACCCAAATGCTCAGTTCCAGAGCCTTCTAAATCTAAACCCAATTCCTCACGAAGTTTACGAATTTTTTCCTTCTGGGCTTCAGTGAAATCGGACCGTTTCCCGGTTGTACCTTTGGCTTTTTTAGGCTTAGATTTTGGGGCAGGTTCGCCAGTCTTTCTTCGAGCCAATTCTTCTTTAATCCCGGCAACTCTTGATTCATATTCTTTAGTCCCTGGTTCAAGTTTGGCTTCTTCGATATGATGCTTCTCATACCCATGCCCAACACCAATCTTTAACTTCGCTTTGAGATTCTGTATTCGAGAATTAATCCTCTGCCTGTCGACTCCAACTTCAGCCGCCATCTCAGCATGAGACATTGAGTGTGCCCCATCCATTAAGCCCGCCACAAGACGGGCTGCATGATCTTGCTTAGCCTTTTCTTGCTCTGGGACTAGGGATAATCTTCCATCCGAATCCCTATAAAAATATTTATAATTCCCCTTAGACCCGGTTCTTTTTGTGTATTTATACGTTTTAGCCATTACTTACCCCACAATGTTCACAGTAACTCTCTTCGGAAATTGGCAACGAAGGTAAAGATTTTGTTACCTTGGCTGTCTCACCCGTGAAGGTGAAAACGGCATTCATGCCCAATTTCTTCTTATCAATCTTTTTCGCATCCTCTTCTGATACGACCTGCCCCTTTTTATAGCTCTTTTCACCCACTTTGACAGGCTCAAGTGCGATTGGCTTTTTCACAAAATTGAATCCCTCAACTACTGGAATTAATTGACAAAAACACCATGGATGCGCTGCGCCAATCGTGGGCAACCAATCAGCCGCCTTCCTTCCCACGTTTGATTCGGCAAGATCACTCATCTTGAAAATCCTGGGTGTTATCCCATCTTTTTGGAGATAAAGTTTGACGCACCACTTGCAAGCCGATGGATTCGGAAGCTTATAAACCAATTGATCCACCCCGTCGTCACTGTTCTCTTTAATCTCGTGATAAACGGCATTCTGAATCGAATTATTCACCTCTGTATGAGCTACCCTCTGCCAATCTCGATATTTATCATCGAAGCTGTGGAACAATTCTGATTTCAATTCGCTTAAAGTTTTCCTCTCTGCTATCGCCTCACTCACCTCTTCTCTCACCCTCCTTAAAGCCATCCCAGAATGTCTGGCTGAAAAAGCCCTTGCGTCCCTCACCATCTCATCTCTTAGGCCTGTAATATACTGTCCCGCATTCTCTGTAGCATATTTAATCGCCTTTTTTTCTATTGAAGTCTGTCCTGTCATTCGCTTTGCAGCTCGTAAAACCTCGTCATAAGTCACTCGCCTCATTCTTCTTCGATCCACTAAAGCTGCGATTTTCCCAAGCGCATGGGCATCTCCAATCATCTTTTTTGTAGATTCTTTTATTAGGCCCTTTTTTTTAAGAAGATTTAACTCAGCATCAGTAAGGACAGAATCGCCCAGAGCTTCATACATAAAAGAGAGATAGCGTTTCTTTATAATCTCTTCGATCTCATTCAATTGTTTTTCAGATAGAGGCATTGATAACAAACATCATTGCTTTTTTTACGTATTCAGAATTAGAAAATGCGCTAAACAGAGCGTCCCAATGAGGCTTCATCTTCGCAGCCTCCTCTTTACTAGGCCAGAATGGATGCCCTTCCTTTCTCAGGCCAACCAGGTAAGTATTTTCTCTGCCTTTATTATGCAGCTCTTCTTGAATATGCCGTTCGAAACATCGTGCCCACATCTCAATATCAGAACCCCAATACTCTTTATCTTTTGGGGATAAATTCCGCCAATTCTCATCCGACCTCAGTCTGTCTTTCATATTGAGAAACTCTTTCTTTAACCCCGCGACAGCGTTGTAGATGTCTCGCTTCTTCCCCGTATGTTCTTCGTGATTGCTTAACACGTAGACTGTCTCTGATAGAAAAGCCCGCCTACTCGTATTGCCATGAACCACATTTGCTAAAATATTATCGAAAAAATGCCCCCACTCGTGCGCGAGAGATCCCACACCACTAGACCTTGTCAAATTGATGATTCGATTATCCGGTTCGTAATGTGCCAATGCCCGCGCTACACCTCTGGAACCAAATGCAATTGATAACTTACCATTAAAAGATGCCATCTCCTTGGGCAAACCTAAAATATCAGTGATATCGCTCATCGCATTGCCAAATTGCTCTACGTGATGCTTTTGTTCCTCTTTCGTAAGGGAATTGCCTGGCTGAATACCACGCATTTTCAAATCATCCATAAGGAATTTGGCAGCTTTAGAAGACTGAAACGAACCAGCCGAATTCAAATCGTCATCGGTTACTTTCGGAGTTTTTGTTTTCGGGCCCTTTCGTTCTGCACTCTTTACATACAAATCAGCCGCAGAGAATTTGGCTTTTCTTTCGCGCCCAGACCACGTGGATGAAACACCGAGCGCCTTTGGTATGGATGTTCCATCCACTATTTTGAATAACGCTTCCTTCGCAATTTTATCTAGATCCTCATCCGATTCGCTGTGTACATTTGCGAGATTTTTCTTAAACTCATCCAACTTACCCTGCACCGTTGTACTTGTGTTCCTACCCCAACCAGACCAAAAAAGTGTTTTATTTTTATATTTTACAAGCGAATTATAGGTTTCAAAATTTAACACCGGATCGGTGCGGTATTGGGTAGTAATTTCCTTCATCCTATCGACAGATTTTTTTATTATCTCCTTTGCCGGTGTTTTTTGCTTCAATTCTTCCTCTACCAGTTCCTTCAGCGCTTTATATGATTCGTAATAAATCCTTCTTCCACTCTTTTTAAAATCACCCGCTGTAACAGGACTATCCCCATCTCTCATTAGAGAAGTTGCAATAACTTTTAAGGTCGGCTCACCCGTATAAAGCGACTTATCTCTTCTCGTATAATAAATAATTTTGTCGTCCGGCTCTTTATCGTATCGAGTACCGGCTGGCCTTGGTGGCAATGTTTTCAAAATCAAATAAGAAGCTAAAACGTCATATTCTTGAAAACCACCCTCAATAAATTCAGACAGATTTGGAGGTTCCATCTGTAACAGCGTCTC